AAAATGTTCTACAAAATAGAAGACAAATAGTGTAGTATACTTGGCTATGACAATAGAGGTAGCCAGGAATGAATTATTATTTTACAGCAACGTTAATAATATTATTGTGTCTGATTGCAATATTTTTAGAACCGGGGTACGTGCCTAGATGAGCAAGAAACCATTAAACATAAGCGAAGAGGCAGCTGTGCAAATGCCGATGAAAACGGTTGCCAGTCTGATTGCGATGATCGCAGTTGGCACCTGGGCTTATTTTGGTATACATGAAAAATTAAATCAGCACAGCACAAAATTAGAACTAATGCTACAAGATCTAGATCAAAATACAGAGTTTAGAATCAAGTGGCCACGAGGTCAAGCTGGGTCACTTCCTGCGGACCAGGAGCAATACATGATGATCGAGGATCTTTATAAAACTACTGATCGTTTAAATAAACACATCGACTCCATGGCTTTGAATAAAGTAAATATAGAATTTTTACAAAAACAAATGGATAAGGTTTTAATAGATATCGAAAAATTAAAAGATCAAAACAGGGAGATTAAATATAATGGCAACGGGAAGAATTACTAAAAAAGTTTTAGACTACATAAAAAAAATTAATAAAGAAAATCAAGAATTAAATCTTGCAAAAAATTTAAGAAAAGAAGTAGAGATCGGTAAACACGGCACACAAAAATATGTGATCAAAGAAGGTGAGAACAAAGGCAAGGTATTATGATAGGATTATTTTTTATAGGTGTTGTGGTTTCGATTATTATGTTATCAATATTAATACATGTGAGGAAATATGATTGAGTCTGTGGTGGCCCTCCTGATGTTTATTAACGGAGAGATCAAGGAGCATAGAATACAGGATAACATGGCTGCATGTTTACGCGGCAAGAGGCACGCGGAGCGTGAATATTCAGAATCTGTATCCTACAAATGCTATAAGGGTAAGGCAGAAACAGAGATCTACATGGGAGAGAAGTCTATCAAGGCTTTGATATTAGAATGAAGATAGAAGCAGAGATAGTAAATGGCAAATGCCCAACGTGTGATGAGTTTACAATGTTGGTTGGACTTACAAGAGAATATTTTAAATGTCTAACCTGTGGTGCTGACTTACAACAACACATAAATGGTAAGATAACTTATCTACCAGCTATCAATGTACCCAAAGGCACAACTCCATTTGTAAAAGAGTGGAGGGACGATGGCAAAGAAGTTTAAAGATCACGTAGCACACGAGCCGGTATTTCACAAAACGAGTATTGGACGTAATCCTAGCAAAGCAAAAATGAACAAATCGCGTCGGCGTAGTTTTAAAAAATATCGGGGCCAAGGAAAATAATGGAAGTAGCTTTAATATTATACATGTGTTCAGCAATACAACAAACATGTCTAGACCCATATATATGGCCTGATAAGTTTTATGATAAGTATGGTTGTATGGTTGAAGGTTATAGAGAGAGTGAAAAGAAGATAAAAGAAATAGGGCGAGAAGATGTCAATCAACATGATATCTATATAAAATTCGAGTGTCACGAGTATAAGATTATCTTACCAAAACCTAAACCTAAAACTGATACACCCACATAAACTGTCCGTGCGCTCCAAGAAAGGAACGCACAAACAAAAGGTGTGAGAAGAGAGCCACATTTTATATTAAAAAAATATCTCTTGCAAGGGTTGATTTAATAGTATAGATTCCCATATATGAGTTATAATAATACAAGAAAGGACATATAACATGGCTGATCCAGCTAAATTTAAATCCGTATCTGTAAGTATGCCTACTTACAAGATACTTAAATATCTATCTGCAGGTAAGGTAACTGAAGCAGATCTTACGATTAGTAAAACAATAGAACTACTAGCAAAGAAAGAAGGTAAAAAAAATGGATATAAAAACGGAAAAGGTGACTAAAGAAATCTGTAAAGAATGTAAAGGTAATGGATTTATCCGAGTGCCTTACCATCAAGCCGGTGACGAACAATGGGCTGATTGTGATGCATGTGAAAACCAAGGAGAAATTATAGTTGAAAAACATTATCTTATATAGATTATACAACAAAATACATGGTGTTGCCGGTGCTATTAATGCGTGGGCCTGGCAACGTAGTGTATATTACTTAAGAAAGATACAACGTGAAAAGAAATAATAATTACATCTACCCAAAAACGATTCGTGAAATGATAGATGGTAAACGTCATTATGAAATCAATGGTAACGAGAAGTTACCTTCTGTTACAACTATATTAAAAGCAACTGAACCGGCTGAGAAACGCGAGTCGCTGCAAGCGTGGCGTGGTCGTGTGGGCGAGGATGAAGCGACGCGGATCGTGGATGAGTCTGCTGCACGAGGCACAGCTATGCACAAGATTCTTGAAAAATATATTTTAGAAGAAGGTTATCTTGATCTAACAAATGTTGGTAAAGAAGCACACAACATGGCCATGCAAGTTATACAAAATGGTTTATCAAACATAACAGAATTTTATGGTAGTGAGTGCACGTTATACTATCCAGGTTTGTACGCAGGACAAACAGATTTAATTGCAACACACAAAGGTGATATGGCTGTGATAGATTTTAAACAAACTAACAAACCAAAGAAACGAGAATGGATTGAAGACTATTGTTTGCAGTTGGCTGCATATGGTATGGCACATGACTTTGTATACAAAACAGCAATAACCAAAGCTGTAATTATGATGTGTAGTAAAGATAATTTTTATCAAGAATTTATAATTGCTGGTGAAGAGTATAGAAAATATAAACATGAATGGTTAAGGAGGGTTGATGAGTACTATGAAGGAAGATCAAAGAAGGTTGGATAACATAGCCAACATGTATAATAAAACAAGTGGTGACATAAAAGAAATGTGGAAAAAAAAGTGGTATGAATTAATAAAAATAATAGGGAGGAAATTAGATGAGAGTAAGAGACTTTCAACAAGTTCTAGGAAAATTCACTAACGATATGAAAGGTACAATCATTTCTGATTGTCCAATCTATATCGAAACAATGGATGGTAGATTAGAAGAGATTAGAAGAATAGAATTACAGGAGAGTAGATTAGTAAATTCACCAGAGCCTGCGAGAATAGTATTAAAAGCAGAGTCTTTGAAAAGATTTATGTCACCTACTTTTAAACAATCATGACAAAATCCCAAGGGAGTGGGGTGGAAGCGAGAGTGGAAGCCCCATGTATATAGAATTGGTCAAACATCCTGACGTATTTTTACGATTAGTAAGCAATACCGTGCCTTTTCCACTAGACGATAAGACTAGTAGGCTTATAAGATTTATGACAAAAGCTATGTACCAAAATCATGGCATAGGGCTAGCAGCCATACAGGTTGGCTATCAACTTCGTATGTTTGTTATGGATTGTTCACGTAGTGGTGACAATTCAAAAGTATTTATTAATCCAGAAATTGTAGAGAAATCTAATGAAACATTACGTGATACTGAGGGTTGTTTATCAGCTCCTGGCAAACAAGGAGATGTAAGAAGACACCTTAGAATCATTCTAAAGTATCAAGATCAACATGGAAAGGAGGAGAGAAAAACATTTTATAATCTAGAAGCTAGATGCATACAGCATGAAATGGATCATCTAGATGGTAAATTGTGTATAGACTATGAAAAAGGTGAATATAATAGGGACAAAAATAAGTCAGAAACAATGGTCGAATCTGATTTTAGAGTTAAATCTGATACGTAAGCAGTGGGCACCATATGCAAAATTTGAAATACAAGGCCCAGGAGTTAAAAAAATAGTTAAATATGGCACAACTGTGTCAAGCCTTAATTTCAACAAGAATATGGAGAAGTAGTGTGCCGTGCTATAAGAGAAATTTTAGGGTAAATTTTTTTTTCAGTGATAACTTTTTTTGGGTGGCACAGATGGCACAGTGGTTTTTTGAACTATTATCGTTGGTATTGTTGACTAATAGGTGTGCCAAGGGGGTTGGCACAGCGTGGCACAGTCAAATAAGCATTGATTTTACTAGGTTTTCTGTATATGTACTCTGCGCGCGAGACATTTTTTTTATTTTTAAAAACTTTTTTGCCCTAAAATTTCACTTATAGTATAAGATTCTGATGAAACGTCCTAAAAAATCAAAATATAAATCTGTAGTTATCAAAAAGAAAAGATATTATTATTACAAAATTACCTGGATTGATCCGACGGGTGATTCGGGCCATGCGAATGCACATGACTCACTTGGTTTAATACCTTCTACAATGATAACTCATGCGTATTTGTTTGATAAAGATAAAAAATACGTTTGGACGTTTGCATCTTACGAAGAAGGTGATGAATTATTTTCTGATAGAAATGTATTTCCAAAAGGATGTATAATTAAAATGGAGAAAATAAGTGAAAAATAAAACCTTGACTAAAAATATGCCTAACGTAAAATGGAACGCAATACCACCAGTGCGTGGTCCTAACCCACAAGGGAGGTTAAATGGAAATAATAAAAACAGTCGGAAGAAAAATACACGGAGTGTATTGTTGGCTAAACGAAATGACTAATCGGATTCACGGGTTGATTCTTTTGGCAATTCTAGCTCTTCTAATTTTATCTCTTCAGGCGTAATATTAATAATTTCTTTATTGTCATCTAAGATCTTTTTGAGTCTATCTCTGATTTCTTCTGCTGACATATTATCAACGTTACCAGTCATCACAAGTTTTTGGTCAACGTAAAGGCCACCGGCTTTTCCTCTTGCAACCTCTGCATTTACCGCAGCTGACCATGCACCTTTTTCTAGTGCTTGATTTCTAATTTGTGCTAACTCTGAGATATGTTTCTCAAAACTAATACCATACTTTTCTTGTACTTCTGCACGTAACTCACCAATGTATTTAACCACCAAAGGAGATATCTTTGGGTTTCTTAATTCTGATGCCGCTTGTCTTGGTCTTGTCTTATAACCTGCCTGAAAGGCTGCTTCTGCTGGTGATAGCCTACCTTCATTGTAAACCAATAACTCTGCAAACTTTATTTGTCTCTCTGTTAATTTAGCTGGAACTCCCATAATATTTGACTTATATCGTAATCTAGCGTATCAGTCAATTGTGAGAATAATACTAATATTAATACTGCTATCAGGATGTGCAAAGGACTATGATTTGAATCCTTGGACTACACTTTTAAAACAAATTTATAAGGCTTCGTACGATGAAACCAGAGTCGAAATTTTGGCAGATTATTAAAAAAAATACACCCAAAATACAGTGGACAAGACTGGAATCTTGGTCCTCTTTTGGTACCCCAGATCTGCTTGGTTATCATGATTCATGCGGATTTTTTATGTGTGAGATGAAGATAGCAAGAGGCCCTAGAATATCATTTAGTCCACACCAAAAACTGTTTCATCAAACCAGAACTAAACGTAACTTCATCATAGTCCAGGA